AATTATTGTTAATGAAGATCAAATAGATGCTAGTATTAACGATCTTAAAGAATACAAGAAACCTAATAGCAAATTTGAATATACTATGTTAAAAGGTACAGAAAGTGTAACCCAAACAACTTACGAACAATATGACGAGAAGCCTAACAACAGCAGTAAAGAACGAAATAGCGACTAATGATATTAGGCCTGTTCATCTTATTACTATTGGGTTTGCTACTCCTGTTAATATAACAGATTGCTCTTTTCCTTTAACTTCATCAGTTTCAGGCTCATCAGTTACTTATTCAGCATCAGATCATTTATTAGGTATATCTGATTTTTCTGAACAAACAGATGTTAGTAAATCTAGTATTACTTTAACTTTATCTGGTGCAGAGCAATCATTTATTTCAGTAGTATTAAATGAAAATGTTATTAACGATACTGTAACTATTTTTAGAGGATTATTAGATGATGATAACACAATATTTGCTGACCCTTTTTTACTTTACAAAGGAAGTATAGAAAATTTTGAAATACAAGAACAACCAAAATCAAGCACACTATCATTATCTATCGTATCTCATTGGGCAGATTTTAATAAAAAGAATGGTCGAAAGACTAACAACGCATCACAACAAAGATTCTTTAGTACAGATGTTGGAATGGATTTTAGTAGTCAAACAGTACAAGATATTAAATGGGGTAGAGAGTAATGCAAGATATTATATCACTATACAGAAACTATCCTAAATATAATAATTTACATGATCTTGATTTACAACATCACATCAAGCCAAGTATATATCTTAACCAATACAAAAAACATTATCATAATGATAAATTAATTGGCTTTACTAATTGGGCTTATTTATCTGATTATGCTTTTAATCATTTTAAACAAACAGCTAAAATAAAATATACCGAATGGAACTCAGGTACTAATTTAGTATTTGTAGAATTTATTGCTATTACAAATGTTAGAAAAATTTTTAAATGGTGTGTTAATATGGCTAACAAATTTAAAGGTATTAAAGATAATTTTACTTGGTTAAGAGTAGAAGATAATCAAATTAAAAGAATGATAGTTAAGGATATTTAATGGGTGGATTTGTAGATGCTGTTGTAGATGCTGGAAAAAAAGTTGTTGGTAGTGCTGTTAGTTTTATAACAGGGGGAAACCCTTTAGTATCTTTAGGTATATCTTTATTTTTAAGTTGGGTATTAAGACCAAAAGCACCTGATATTCCTGACTTTGCAACTAACGAATTTGATGATTTTGAAAAAGGTATTTTAGTTAATAAACAATCTAATGACTCTAATATTCCTGTAATTTATGGAGAAAGACTTACAGGGGGAACTAGAGTTTTTATGGAAACTTCAGGCACAGATAATACTTATCTGTATATGGCAATCGTTATGTCAGAGGGAGAGATAAATGATATAGAAGAAATAAGAGTAGATGATAAAGCTGTTACTTGGGCAAGTTCTTTATCAGATGGTTCAGCAGTTGAAGTAGGAAGTGGAGATAGTAATTTTTTTAAAGCTGACCCAAATGTTGAGGGTTCAAGTGCAGAAAGTTTAATTAGAGTAGAGCCTCACTATGGAACAGATGGCCAATCAGCATCATCTTTACTTTCAACATTATCATCTTGGGGAAGTAATCATAAATTATCTGGCTTATGTTATATAGCTTTAAGATTTAAATGGAATCCTGATGCTTTTACAGGAATACCAAAAGTACAAGCTAAAATACAAGGAAAGAAAGTTGTAGCTTACAACTCTAGCCTACAAGCACAATCGTCAGCTTATTCTACTAACCCAGCTTGGTGTTTATTAGATTATTTAACAAATGCTAGATATGGAAAAGGATTAGCAGTTAGTGAAATTGATTTACAAAGTTTTTATGATGCTTCAGTAGTTTGTGTAACACAAGTAACACCATATTCAGGTGGTAGTGATATAAATATATTTGATATTAATACTGCATTAGATACATCAAGACCAATCATAGATAATGTTAGAGAGTTCTTAAAAGGTTGCAGAGGTTATTTACCTTATAATGCTGGTAAATATAATTTGATTATTGAAACAACAGGAAGTGCATCTATTACTTTAACAGAAGATAATATTATAGGTGGTTATTCGTTATCAACTCCTACAAAAAATGACAGATTCAACAGAGTTATAGTTGGTTTTGTTGACCCAGCAAGAAACTTTCAAGTCAATGAAGTACAATGGCCACCAATAGATGATTCAGGATTAACAAGTGCTGATAGACACGCAACAATGAAAACTGCTGATGGTGGATTTTTATTAGAGGGCAGATTTACATTCTCAACTTTAACTTCAAAATATCAAGCAGAGGAAATGGCAGAAGTTATTTTAAGAAGAAGTAGAGATGCTTTATCTTTAGGAATTAATGTTGATTTTAATGGTTACGATTTAGCAATAGGAGATATTGTAAATATTACACATTCAAGTATTGGCTTTGATGCTAAACCTTTTAGAGTTCTTGGAATTACTTTTAACAGAGATTTAACTGTAGGATTATCACTTGTTGAATACCAAGCTGGTCATTATACTTGGGCAACTAAAACACAAGTTACAGCAACACCATCAACTAACTTACCTAATCCCTATACTATTCAACCACCAGCAAGTGTAACTTTAGATGATACTTTAGTTGAATATAATGATGGAACTGTAATTGTAGCTTTAGATGTAACGATAGGTGCTTCTCCTGATAAATTTGTTGATTATTACCAAGTAGAATACAAGTTAAGTACAGATTCAAATTTTATTATTTATGCACAAGGTTCAGGATTAAATCATAGAGTATTAAATGTAATCGACCAAAAAGTTTATGATGTAAGAGTTAAAGCTGTAAATAGTTTTGGTGTAAGTTCAACCTATGTATCAGCACAAAGAACTATTATTGGTGCAGTAGAGCCACCAGCAGATGTAACAGATTTTTCTTGTAATATTGTAGGACAAGAGGCTCACTTATCATGGACACAGATACCAGATTTAGATTTAGCATATTACAGCTTAAGATTTAGTGAAGAAACAGATGGAACTGCTGATTGGCAAAACTCAGTAGCATTAGTAGAAAAAGTATCAAGACCAGCAACTTCAATATCTGTACCAGCTAGGGCTGGAACTTATCTTTTAAAAGCAGTAGATAAACTTGGTAACTTTAGTTCAAATGCAACAGCAATTATTTCTAATGTAACAGGAGTAACTAATTTTAACACAATTACAACACAATCAGAACACCCAGCATTTGCTGGAACTTTAACTAATGCTGTAGTTACAGATGATGCTATTGAATTAGATTCATCTGAATTATTTGATAGTGCGTCAGGTAACTTTGATGATGAAACAACTAGATTCTTTGATTCTGGTGTTGCTAATGCTGATTTTTACGCAAGTGGTAATTATTTATTTGCAGATGTAATTGATATAGGTGCTAAACACACAGCTAGAATTACAGCATCACTAACTCAAACATCAGATAACCCAGATGACTTATTTGATAATAGATCAGGATTATTTGATACTACTTCTTCTAACTTTGACGGAGATACACCAGCTAATGCAAATGCACATATTGAAATAGCAACAAGTGATGATAATGTAACTTACACAGCTTTTCAAAATTTTGTAATTGGAGATTACACAGCTAGATACTTTAAATTTAGAGTTGTTTTAATTTCAAGAGATGGTGCTTCTACACCTAGAGTTTCAGCAGTTACAGTTACGATTGATATGCAAGATAGAATATTTAGTGGAAATGATATAGTATCTGGTGCTGGAACTAAAACTGTAACATTTACAAATCCATTTAAAACTGTTAATTATGCACTTGGAATTACAGGACAAGGAATGTCAACAGGAGATTATTTCTTGGTAGAAAGTAAAACTATTAATGGATTTAATTTAACATTTAAAAATTCAAGTAATACAGCAATATCAAAAACATTTGATTTTATTGCAAAAGGGTTTTAAAAGGAGAATAAA